TGAGTACTATTAAGAGTCCACAAAATAAAACGAAATAATGAGTTGGGAGATATTTAGAGCTGAGTACAAACAAGGTTTAGAAAACAATGATGATATGGCTAAGGTAATTGCTGAATCATATGATAAGTGTGTTAAGATAGGAATGAGTGGAGCAGGAACTGCACCACCCGCACCATTAGTAGCAGGAAATGTAAGTGGATTACAAACAATGTTAAAAGTATGTTTCAGTAGTTACGGAGTGGTTCCACTATCAACATCATTGGATACAGGTTTAAAACTTTATTGGTTGGGTGGAACTACCGCTGCAGGAGCATTGGTAACTAACCCAGGCATAACAGCATCATATATTGATGCTCAAGGTAAGTTGAATGAAACGATTGATGATACTATTGACCAGTTTATAGCAGCGTTTAATATTTATCATCAACAAGTTGTTTTTACAATTACAGCAACACCACCTTTAGTATCAGTAGGATATATAGTATAGGAAATAGGAGGTCATTATGACTAAGAAAGAACTCGTAAAAATAATTCGAGAAGTAGTAAAGATAGAAGTCAAAAAACAAGCAAAAGAGATATTTATTAATGAGTACAAGAAAGCAAAAAGTTCTACACTCAAATCTCTAGCACCAAAACCAAAACCAGTCAAGAAAGTTGCACCACAAAAAAGAGATTTTGTAAAGGGTAACGATGCATTGAATGATGTTTTGAATGAGACGGTTGCACTAAGTAAAGGTGATGAAATGGATGAGTATCCAACAATGGGTGGTGGAACATTTGATTCAAGTAGAGCATCAGAATTATTAGGATATGGAGATGCACTAGCAGCAGGTGGTAATAAGGAACAGCAGAGAAACATGGCAGCGGCACAAACATTAAGAGAGAAAAATGTAAACATAAATGATGTACCTGAATCATTAGTAAATGCTTTAACAAGAGACTATTCGGATTTAATGAATCATAGTAAAATGAAGAAATAATCATGAGTGAAAAAGTAGCAACACTAACTAATCCATCAGTAAGAATTATCAATGAAGATAATGATGCATTTTTTGGGATAACTTTTCCACTCACATATAAAAGTGGTAACGCTGGATTCTTTCCAAGAAGTTCTACTATACGAGAACAAGTTTCCACTAATATAAAAAATTTATTACTTACTATTCCAGGTGAAAGAGTTGCACAACCAAACTTCGGTTGTGAATTAACTTCATTAATTTTTGAACCACAAGAAGAGGGTTTGGAAGAAAGAATAGAAACAGCAATAGAAGAGGCTTTAGCACAATGGTTACCTTATGTAACAATCAACACAATAGATGTTGTGTTATCACCAAACGATAATCAAGTGTTGGTTAATATTGAATTTAATGTAGATGTTGATGATGAGGATGCACCAGAACAGATATCCTTTAATTTCAACACCGCAGGTTAGGAGAAAGTAAATGGCTTTGGATGTAGAATACGGAACCAATATTAAAAAAGAGAAAAAGAAAGTAAAGTATATTGGAAGAGATTTCAGTTCAATAAGACAAAACCTTATTGAGTTTGCGAAATCATACTATCCAACTGCCTACAATGATTTTAACGAATCATCACCAGGTATGATGTTTATTGAAATGGCATCTTATGTTGGTGATATGTTGAGTTACTATGTAGATAACCAATATCGTGAAACACTTTTACACTCTGCAGAAGAAAAGAAAAATATTTTTAAGATTGCACAATCATTTGGATACAAACCAAACTTGAGTACACCATCATCTGCAGTTTGTGATTTAACACTTGAGGTTCCTGCTCTTTCTTTAGGTGGTGATGAGTATGAAGCAGATTTAAGTTACGCATTAAAAGTAAATGCAGATAGTATATTTTCAAGTAAGAGTGGTAGAAGTTTTAGATTGATGGATGATGTTAACTTTGCGTTCTCATCTTCTTTTGATACAAGAATTGATAAAGTTTCTAAAACAAGTGGTGATATACCTACACACTTTACACTAACTAAAAAAGCAACATTAGAAAGTGGATTTAAAACTTCTGAGGATTTTGTTTTTGGTGATGCTGTAAAATTTGATAAAATAATTTTAAGTAAAGATAATGTTATTGAAGTAACTTCATGTATAGATGATGATGGAAATAATTGGTATGAAGTTCCTTTCTTAGCACAAGACACAGTCTTTCAAGATGTAGAAAACAATAATGTAAACTCACCTGATGTATCTGCAAATTCATCAGCAGCACCTTTCTTATTAAAGTTAGTAAAAACTGCTAATCGTTTTACTCGATATATCAGAAGTGATGGTAAAACAGAATTACGATTTGGTGCAGGAACATCTACAAATGCAGATGAAGAAATAATTCCAAATCCGGACAATGTTGGTAGTTCACTTGGTACAGGCTTATCAAAACTCGATACATCATTTGACCCAAGTAACTTTTTAAAAACAAAAGCATTTGGACAAGCACCAAGTAATATTACATTGACTGTAACATACACTTATGGTGGTGCACAAGCAGATAATGTTGTTAGTGGTGAGATTACAAATCTTGATACATTATCTACAACACTTGATGATACAGGTTTAGATACTGCAAAAGTAAAAGAAACAAAAGAAAGTTTATCCATAACAAATACAGAACCAGCAACTGGTGGTAGTGGTGGAGAATCACCTGAAGAAGTAAGACAGAATGCTGCAGCACATTTTGCTTCACAAAATCGTGCGGTAACAAA